GTCGGCTTGGCAAGTGGCGGAGCAAAGACGATGTCTTCCCACGCCCAGGTGAGTGCCCCGTAGCGGCGGATCTCTGCGGGCGGGTGGTTCGGGTGAACCAGAGTGAGCACGTCGTTCGACTGGACGTAGTTGATGTCGAACAGCTCGGACTCGGCGTAGTTGGTCGGGACCTCGTAGACGTTGCCCAGCATCGCCGACCACTTCGGCGACGTGTCTGGCGTCCCGTCGTCGCTGGCGTAGTAGCCAATTGGGCCTATGGGGTCGGTGTTGTAGTAGGCGACGCCACCGAAGATGACCGTGACAAACTTCCGGTAGACGCGCGCAACGTAGACCCCGGAGCCAGCGGTCGTCGAGGTCAGCAGCGGGCCATCTGGCGTGGCACTGACGTTGAGCGTCTTGTCCGTCTTGTTGCGGACGTAGTAGACAACGCCAGCACTGATGCCGGTCGGCGTTGACCCACTTGCCTCGATCGTGATCTCGTCGCCGTTGCTCAGGCCGTGATCGGGCACCGACGTCAGCACCAAGGTGCCAGAGCCAGTCGCCGTGACGTCAAGTCGACCCGGGACGGTCTCGCTTTCCGCAAACCAGCTTTCAGCGCCGGTGTTGAGCAACGTCCCGCCAGCAGAGTGGATCCTGAAGTATCCTGCACCTAGCTCGATCGCATAGGTCTGGCTGACCGAGAACGTGAACGGGATCAGGCGCGTCTTCTTCGTGCTGTCCTTGACCTCACGCACCAGCTCAAAGCCCGGGCGGTTCTGGACAGGCCCCTGCGGCTTCGGGATGAAGTTGCGGACCGTGGCAGCGCCGGTCTGGTAGCGGATGTCGTCGATGCGCCCGAACATCTCCGGGCTGATCTCGCCACCAGCGAAAGACCTGAGGTAGTTGCGTGTCGTCGGCATCAGCGGTTCGCCATCCAAGAGACGATGTGTTCCGGCTTCGTGTTGCTCTGCTCGGAGTCCAAGCGGCGAGCCTCGGACAGATACATCGTCATCATCTGGACGCAGCGTCGCGCTTCTGCGGCACCCTGGTCGCCCTTGATGATCGGGCCAGCCAGCATCCCGGCGAGGTGCCAGGACAGAGCCATCACGAAGTTGAATGAGAACTTGGTCGTGTCGGTGACCTTGGCGACGTAGCGGATCTGGGCGCTGTCCTGGTCAGTCAGGATCACGCGGTTGCCGCTGCCGTCCGTCTCGACCGTGTAGCGGCGCGGGACGTAGTTGCCCGCTGCGATCACCGGTCCCACGGTCGTCGTGTCGACCGGGTTGAAGCGAGTCGAGTAGTCGTCTTCGTTCTCGTCGGCCTGGACGGCCACGATCGTCAACAGGTCCCCGGGAGCTGCATACGCATAGTCCCATTCCTTCCAAGACGCCGTGACGGGAGTCAGCAACTGGCGCTTCATGGCGAAGTTCCAAGTGTGCGTCTCCAACATGGAGTCCCGTGCGATCGGATAGAACCGAGCGCACAGGCCAGCCTGCACCGAACCGTCGGGCGGCTCGATGCTAGACACGTTGGCTACATCGCCGAGGTGACTCAGAGCAAGGTTGCAGATGTCAACGGTTGAGGCCATTTGTCACCCCGGCGAGCAGTCAGTTGATCGGTGGCAGTGGGTTCTTGCGAGGGCGTCCCCGCTTGCGCTTGACCGGCTGCTCGGCAACCGGCGGCGCGACAGCAGTCGGCGCTTCAGCCACGGGCTTGGGCGGATCGACTGGGGTCAGGTAGTGACGAGGCTCACCGTCGTATTCGACGACCTCGCCCGGCCGACGGATCAAGCCGCCGACCAGACAACGCTCTTCAACAAGGAACTTAGCCATAGATCAGGTCAGGCGACCGTGAAGCCAGAAGCGTAGAACTTCTTGCCGTCCTGGATGTCCAGGACAACGTCAGCCGTGACAACGCCACCGCCGATGGTCCCGCTCTCGACGTAGCGAGCACCAAGGTATCGCTGACCCTTGCCAGCGATCTCCGGGTTGATGCGGACGGCGACCTGCGTTCCGGCCACAACGCTGGCGGCGGGATCAAAGGTCGCGCTGCTGCCAAGGACTTCGATGCCCGAGGAGAGGGCTGCATCCGAAGCGGAGATCACCTCAAAGGTGATGCTGTTGCCAGCCGCACCGGTAAACGCCGTGGTCACGGTGAACACAACGTAGAGTTCGCGGCCTTCGCCGATGTCGCGGGCGACCTGAAGGTCGACCGTGTTGGTCGACACGGCAGTGGCCGTGATCGGACCCTGCGCGTCCGACAGACGCAGAAGCTGGTCAGTAATCATGTGAGTTCTCCTTTGTCAGTTCAGGTTCAGGAAACAACCGCTTCCGTGTTGAGAAGCGCGTCCACCCGGCGAAGGGGAATGCCGAGGAACGACAGGTAGCTCTGAGCGGTGCCGAACTGGGTGAGACCCTGCTCGATCTTCAGAACGCCCTGCGACTTGTCCATCGCCATGACGGACAGAGCGGAGTGAACCGTGCGGTTCATGTAGAAGGCCGGACGACCGACGCCCAGGTTCGGGATCTTGTAGGTCGCCTTCGTCATCGCCTTCAGAAGGTTCGTGGCCGCCGTAAGCGCCTGCGAGCCAGTCTGGGCAAGAAGGTCCGGGACGTCGATGTTCGCGATGCGGACGACGTAGCGCCAGTCCTTGACGACGAGGCCGTTCTTCCACTGGTAGCGCGTGACGAGGGCCTGAAGGCGATTGTCACCGCTGTAGACGGTCTGCTCGCCAAGGTCTTCGTGCATCAGGCCAGCCTTCGACCCCTTCGGGAAGGGGCAGTAGACAGTCTGATCGCCCCAGACGACGAGGTAGATCGACGTCTGCTCATCGGCGGTCGGCGAGCTGTCCGAGCAACTGATGATGTTGGTGGCGTTGTCGGCGCTCAGCGAGCTGTATCGCTTCTGAAGACCGAGGAACTGCTTCGGGTCAGCGCCCGGGTCGCCGTAGAACATCGTCTCGGCCATCGTCTGGTTCATCGCTTCCAGGAAAGCGGTGTCCTCAGACAGACGGAACTGAGCCGTGTTCCCGTTGAGCATCGCAAGGTCCTTGTCGACCTCGGAACGCGCTTCCAGGATGCCGCACGCCTCATCGACCTGCGCGGTCGTGGACTTGCTGGACGGGATGCCCTGGTTGAGGGCACGCCAGTAGACAGTCGGAAGACCCGTGCGGATGACGACGCGATCACCGGTCGGCAGGTTGCCTTCCTTCATCACGCAGTCAGCAAGGATCTCGTTGCTCTGAGAGAGCAGCTCGGCAACGACGGGCACGCGCCCATCGGGGTCAACACGCTTTGCCCAGTCGAGCAGCGTCAGGTTGCTAGTGGAGAGGGTAGCCATTTCAGACTCCTAGTCAGTTGGGGTGGTTGGAATACAGCGCGGATGCGTAGCCAGCGAAGTCCGTCGGAGCAGGCTTGCGACTCTCCGAGTTTCCTCCGGCGACGAATGCGTCCTCGCTGATTGCCTTGCCGGTCCGGTAAAGCATCCGGATGACTTCCGGGTGATTACCAAGTCCGGACTTTTCCAGAAGGTCGCGCAGCTCCGGAGTGCCGAACGAGTCCAGTGCCTTCTTCGCGACGGCAAGGTTCTCGTTCATCTTGTCTCCGCCGAACTCCGAGTCCGACATCGACGACTCACGCCATTGCTTCGTGACAGCCTCGACATGCTTGGTCTGCTGCTCGGCGAGAGCAGGGGCCACCTTGTCGAGGATCTTCTGCGCGGCCTCCTGAGACAGGTCGAGTTCGCGGGCCACGTCCTCGTATGCACCAAGCACGTCCGTGTCGAACTCCTGACCCTCTGGGGACTGGAACTCATACTTCTCCGGAGCTTGCTTGGTCTCTTGGACCGGGGCATCGGACTCTTCAGCCTGAGCGGTCTCCGCCGTCTCGGACTGCACCGGAGCCTCAGGAGACTCCTTCTGAACAGCCTGCCCCGCATCCTGCGAAGCAAGCAGAGTCGAATCGGCTGCCGACTGGTTGGTGTCTGCGTCGTCAGCGGTCATCAGTGTTTCGGTCATCATCTGTGTTCTCTTTCACCATGGCCGGATACTGCTCCGGGCACATGGCGTGGATCAAAGTCAGGTATCGGTTGCCAAGGTTGCGATTGCCTTCAGAGAAGGCCATCTGCATGGCGTTGGTGTTGAACGAAAGACGGAACACACCTGAGTGCTCCAAGATCCGCCAGAGGATGCGGCGGCCGCGCTTGGACGACATCAGCCACTTGACGTCGGCCTCCTCGTTCTCACGCGACAGCCGATCGCGCAGCGCCTTGTCTTCGGCGACGCGCTCTTGCGCCTTCAGGTCCGTTGGGTCGTAGTCGCTCACGCAGGCAAGACCTCTTCGACCTGCACGATCTGAAGACCGAGACGCTGGAAGGCCACCCAGGGGTCCTGCATCGTGACGTCGCACGTCGCGAACAGGCCAACGAGCTGCGGCAGCGTGATGGTCGTGTCTGGGTCTGCGGCTTGGATGGCAGCGAGGAGCTGCACCGCGTCGCCCGGGTATGCGTCAGTCTGCGTCCAGACGCCGTCGACCTCCTCCCAGGTTTGGAGCGGCATCAGCACTTCCCATTCGGGGCCGATGAAGCCGGTCGAGACGTAGGACGTCGCCGGATCCTGTCCGTTCGACGACAGCGGGGTCGTCCACATGTTCGGGCCGCCAGCAGGCGAGAAGATCGTGGCGATCTGCCGAGCAAG